CCTTCAAGAACTAAACCATGGTTGCAACAAGAAGTCTTTCACAAGTATAGAAGTGAAACTAACTTAATGAGATATATTCATGAGCTTGAATCAAAAGATTTTTCATTAATACATGGTATGATGCCACTTGGTAGTTGCACTATGAAACTAAATGCAGCATCAGAACTTACTCCTGTATCATGGGAAGAGTTTGCTAACGTACATCCTCATACACCAGGTGGTCAAATACTAGGATATGATAGAATAATCAAAGATTTATCAGAATGGTTATGTGATCTTACTGGTTTTCACTCAATGACTTTCCAACCTAACTCAGGTGCACAAGGTGAGTATGCAGGACTATTAGCAATCAGAGAATATCTTGAATCAAAGAATGATTTTAATCGTAATGTATGTCTAATACCAGAATCAGCACATGGTACTAACCCTGCATCAGCAGTGATGGCGGGTATGAAAGTTATAGGTGTCAAGTGTGATAGTGAAGGTAACGTTGATATACATGATTTAAGAATCAAAGCATGCTTAGAAGCAAATAATCTAGCAGCATTGATGATTACATACCCATCTACACACGGTGTATATGAACAGAACATCAAAGAGATCTGTAGTATCGTACATGAGTTTGGTGGGCAAGTTTATATGGATGGTGCAAATCTAAATGCACAGGTAGGATTGTGTCAACCTGGTGAATTTGGTGTAGATGTAGCACATTTAAACTTACATAAAACATTCTGTATTCCTCATGGTGGTGGAGGTCCTGGTGTAGGTCCTATTGGTGTAGCAGAACACCTAGCTCCATTCATAGATCAAAAAGTATCAGCAGCAGAACATGGTAGTGCCAGTATACTTCCAATAGTTTGGATGTATATTCGTATGATGGGTGAAGAAGGATTAAGACATGCAACAGAAGTAGCACTACTAAATGCAAACTGGTTAGCAAAGAAAATAGATCCTCACTTCAAGGTATTATATAAAGGTAAAGATGGTTGGGTAGCACATGAATGTATCTTTGATTGTCGTAACATGGCAGCAAATGCAGAGGATGTTGCTAAAAGATTAATGGACTATGGTTTCCATGCACCTACACTATCATGGCCAGTGTCAGGAACTATGATGGTAGAACCTACAGAGTCAGAATCATTAGATGAGTTACAAAGATTTGTAGATGCTATGGCAAAGATTAGAAAAGAGATTGCAGAGTTACCTCAGATACTAAAGAATGCTCCACACACAGAGTCAGCAATATGTGGACACTGGGATCATTCATATACAAGAGAAGAAGCATGCTTCCCTAACCAACCAAAGAAGAAGTTTTGGCCAGCAGTGAATCGTATTGATAATGTATATGGTGACAGGAACCTAGTATGTTCGTGCACTGTTGAGATAAATACTTGAGTCGATATCTAAAGAGTAATGGCAGTAAAAGTTCCTTCTCAAAATAAAAAAGCATTTGAAGATGTCATGGCAGCTTTGGGTGGCGATAACTACTCATACTACCTCTTTGATGTAACTAAAATAGAGCAAAAAGATTCTAAAAAGAAAGTACAGGTTGCACTTAAAGTTTTAGTACCTCAGGTAAAGAGAGCAAAAGCAACTAAAGATATCATGGGTGGGTTAAGGAAGGCAGGATATGAGATAGAAGAAAAGGCAAACGAAATTAATGTTCCCATTCCAAAGACAAAGGGTCAGTTTATAAGAGTATCAGTTAAACCAGAGAACAGTAAAGGTTCTGGTGGCGGTGCAGCAGCAACTAAGGTTCAAGAAACAGCACAATGTGTATATGCTGCTATGAGATACTACTGTGGTGATGTAAAGAATTTTACTATTGATGATTTTAAATGTGGTATGAAATATACTAATGCTCCAGGTGTCAAAATTGAAGAGATTATGGAGATGTCAAAGGAGTGGAAAGAATCTTCTTGGGCAGGTGCAAATGAAATCTATAGTAAGATTGGTGGAACTGGATGGAAGTTTGTGAGAGGTGATGCCATGATTGATGATGGTGCAGTTAAGAATGCCTTTAATAGAGTAAAGAAACAAACTATACTATCCTCAGAAGATAAATGGAATCCTGCTGATATTTGGATGGTAAAGGATGAGAGTAAAGTAAAACAACACCTTGATAAAGAAGTTACGATTGATTGTCTGAACAATGCTCTCCAACAACTAAGGGCAGATGGTAAGTTAGTTGGTATATCTTTGAAAAAGATTGAGGGGTCACCTAAGATGACACTCAAAAATGCTGATGATGCTAAAACAAGAAGAGATAATGAGAAAGCAAAGTTTGCTAAGTATGATCTAACATTTGATAATGGTAGAAGAAGTGATAATCATCCTATGGATGTTTATCTTTACTACGGAGAAGGTAACTTTGACAAGTTTCAAGCAAGAAACTTTGGTGGTGAATCTAAGGGAGATTGGAAGTTAGAGCTTAAAGGTAAATCTGCTGCTCAGGGTAAGATACAGGGAAAAGTATTAAGAGATTTGATTTCAAATATTGTTAGTGGTTCTGTTCCTAAAGAAGCAGACTGGAATAAGTGTACAGGTAATGAATATGACAAAGAGATCTTTGATCTTCTTAAGAAATATAATGCAAAAGGTTTTAATGAAGAAACTGCCATGGAGTTTATTGCAGATGCAAAGCAAGCATGGAAGTATTCTAAGTTATCTGGTCTAAGATTACTTGACTGGATGTCTAATCATAAAAAGAAAGATCAGATCATGAAAGAGATCTATCTCTATGCATCCTCACAATCTGATAAGTCTTCTGTGTATTGGAAACTGCAGTAAATTGACAGATTAAAAAGGTTATGCTATATTGGTAGCATGAATAAGATATTATTTGGAGATTGTAGAGATACACTCCCTACTATTGATGTCAAAGCACGCATGTGTGTTACTAGTCCACCTTATTATGGTTTAAGAAACTATGGTAATGAAGATAATCAGATAGGACAAGAAGAAACACCAGAGCAGTTTATTGAAAATTTAGTATCAGTGTTCCGATCAGTGCGTGATGTGCTTACTGATGATGGTACGCTATGGGTAAACATAGGAGATAGTTACTATAACTATAGACCTGGCAAAGGTCAATCATATCCTAAACAATCAGTATCTAAGACTAAGCAAGACCTACCTGATAAATGTAATAAACGTGGTAATAAGTTAGAAGGATTAAAAGAGAAAGACCTGATAGGTATACCATGGATGTTAGCATTTGCATTGAGGGCAGATGGATGGTATCTCAGACAGGATATTATATGGCATAAACCTAATCCTATGCCTGAGTCTGTCAAGGACAGATGTACTAAATCACATGAGTACCTATTCTTATTATCTAAAAACAAAAAGTATTACTATGACAACGAAGCAATCAAAGAACCAGTCAAACAAGATTGGGGTAAACGAGACAGGACAAGCGGTAAGTACCATAATCCTGGCACTGGCCTTCAACCTCATAGTGGTCTTACCAAGTCTTATGAACGGAAAAATAAACGAGATGTTTGGACAATAACAAATAAACCATATAAAGGAGCACACTTTGCTGTATTTCCACCTGACTTGATTGAACCATGCATACTAGCAGGGAGTCAGAAGGGAGATATAATTCTAGATCCATTCATGGGATCAGGAACTACAGCAATGGTTGCCAAGAAACATGATCGTAAATATATTGGATGTGAGTTGCATGAAGGATATGATAATCTGATACAAAAAAGAGTGGATGAAATTCCTACTAGGTTACCCTTAGACCAGTTGATATAGTGGCACACTGATCTGCACAAGAGCTCTGAATATGCTATAATAATAGTATACAGAACGATACTATGCCAAACAAACATCTAGAACATCCAGAGGACACCATTCTACTCAGTAGAAGAAAGTGTTATCAGGTTGTCTGTACTTTGTTGCAAGAGGAAATATCTCTTGGAGTGAAGTGGGATGGTGCACCTGCTATAGTATTTGGAACTGACCCTCGTAACGGTAAGTTCTTTGTTGGTACTAAGTCTGTATTCAACAAGAAGAGGGTAAAAATATGTTATTCTTATGAGGACATCGATGAACAGTACAAAGGCGAAGTGGCGAACATCCTGCGTTTATGCTTTAGGCATCTTCCTAGGATTGGTGGCATTGTCCAAGGGGATTACATTGGCATATCTGGTGGTACTAGGTATACTCCTAATACCCTTGAGTATATTTTTTCTGCCCCAACTACTGAGCATATTGTTTTTGCTCCTCATACTAACTATACCGAAATATCTCCCGATGCTACTCCTACTTTTGGTGTTGTTTTGTCTGGTGAAACTGGCACTCATATGGTCGGTCCCAACGAAGCTTCAGCGTTCATTCCTAAGGTTGAGAAGAGGTTCAACTGGTTTAAGTTTATCAAAAACATTGCGAGGGCGCAGAGACCGAGCAAGAAATACTATGCAGAAATACTAAAACATGTAAATAAATGGGTAAGAGATGGTCTAGTTCCCCCTGCAGAGGAAATGTATAGTACATTACCTGCTAAATATAAGGGAGAAGTAAATGTTTACACATTCAAAGTGTGGGATCAGATCTTCCAACTGAAACAGTCATTAATGGATAAGATAAAAGTAAGTGGTTCAGTAACTCCATACTTAAATGGTGAACCAACTGCTCATGAGGGGTTCGTTACACATACAGAACACCCTGTGAAACTCGTAGATCGAATGACCTTTAGTAAAGCAAACTTCAAATTAAATGGGTAAATGAAAAAGTTTAGTGCTTTCCTATCAGAAGCAGAGAGATCCTTTGCTGCCAAAGAAGCAGAAAAATTAAGACTTAAACATGTAGGTTACGGTAAGTATGCCGATGCATCAGGCAATGTAACCCACTTTACAAAGAATGGTAAGTTAGAAAAAATAACTGGACAAGAAGGGAGTGCTTCTACAGAAACTCCTGTAAATGGTGAAGAATCAAATGCTGATGGCGGTGTAGATCAAGGTTCAATATCGATAACATTTGGAAGGTTTAATCCTCCTACTACTGGACATGAAAAACTTCTAGACAAAGTAGCAAGAGAGGCAAAATCAAGTGGAGGAACGTATAGAATATACCCCTCAAGGTCGGAGGATCCTAAGAAGAATCCCCTCGACGCAGGGACTAAAGTTAAATATATGCGGAAGGCATATCCAGATCACGCGAACTCAATCATTGACAATGATGATATGCGTACCATTTTTGATGTTCTCACATCACTCGATAATGATGGGTATAGCAGCGTTAATATTGTTGTGGGTGGTGATAGGGTCAGTGAGTTTAACTCGTTAGCAACCAAGTATAATGGTGACCTGTACAACTTTGATGATATTAGGGTGACATCAGCAGGTGATCGTGACCCAGATGGTGAAGGTGTTGAAGGTATGAGTGCATCTAAGATGAGAAAGGCAGCAGCAGATGGTGATCTTGAATCATTTAAGAAAGGTGTACCATCAGGAATCAAAGATAAAGACATACAATCTCTTTACGGAACGTTAAGAACTGCAATGAAAGTTGAAGATGTTGACGATTTTGCTGATTCGTCTTATAATTTATTTGAGATAGCACCAAAGCTAGATCCTCAAGGTTTGCGTGAAGCATACTTTGATGGAGAACTATTCAAAGAGGGCACATTCGTTGAAAACAGTAACACAGGACTCATTTCTAAAATTGTTAGTCGTGGTAGCAATCACGTCATCAGTATTGATGAGTCTGATCATATATTTCGTAACTGGTTAAAAGACCTAACGGAAAAAAATGACATAAAATTCTTCACCTATAAACCTGCAGGTCTTATGGGTACACCCGAACTCACTAACTATATGAAGAGGATGACACCTGGTGAGTTTGTAAAGAAGATAAATAAAAAGGACAAAGTAGCGACAACTTAACAATGTACAACGACAAACTACCAGATATGTCTGCTGCATATGCAGAGATACAGGAAAAAATGGCGAAGAAAGACCATGACGGTGACGGTAAAATCGAAACTGGTAAGGAAGAGTATTTTGGTGCTAGAGATAAAGCAATCAAAAAAGCAATGAAGAAAGAGCATCATGAAAAAGATGCCGATGGTAAAGTCATTGAGCATGATGTAGAAGAAGTTGAAGAAGCAATGGTCGTTACTAATGCTGACAAGAAAGGTAATACACCTGCATACCAGAACTTCAAAAAAGGTATGAAGTCTAAGACAACTGGTAAACCTATGTACAAGGCAGCAGACCACATGAAGGAAGAAGAGATTCATCCTGATGACAATGTACTATCACCAGAAGAACTAGAAAGAGTAGCAGAGCTCTCTAGAGAGTGGGATGCTAAGATGGAAGAAGGATATGGTGGCAAACCTATGATGAGTAAAGGTGGAGAAGTAAAACCACCAAGAACTGCAAAGGGTGCTATGGCATATGACGGTCCTAACAAGGCAGCATCAGAAGCAAAAGACAGACTCGTTGCAAAAGCAAAAGCAATGAGGGAGAAAAAATGAAATCCTTTAAACAGTATTGCTCAGAAAACTATCGTGCGATGAGGAACCCTGAGAAGTATAAACCAGATGATGAGTCTGATAAACCATACAGAGAAAGATCAAAAGCAAACAGGATGAAAGATCCTAAGAGAGGTATCAACTCTCCTGCATTTAAAGAGTTCATGCGTAAACAGGGAATGTAATGCTATCTTTTAAAGAACTATCTGAAAAAAAGAAAACTAATATCTTGATAAATCCTAAGAAGAAGGATTTACAGGAGAAGAATCATGGTGAAGACTGTGATTGTATGAAGTGTGAAGAGAAACGTCGCAAGGAAGATGTAAATGACGGACCTGATGTAGCAAATGAAGAGTCATGTGGTAAAGGTATGTACTACTGTAACACTGATAAGAAGTGTAAACCTATACCTGAGGGATACAAAGAAGATAAGGATGGTATGCTAGTCAAGGAAGCAAAGTATGAAGCAGGTGCATCAAACTATGGTAAGATGTCTATCAGAAATAAGAGAGCAGTAGGATATGGTGGTAATGCTGCACCTCCAGAAGAGAGAAAGAAGGCACATGATGAGAGAATGAAAAAGCATAAAGCAATGAAAGAAGGAGTAACAGCAAAGGAACGTCTAAGTAGAGACGCAGGTGCTATTGCTAAAAAGAAAATGCGTAACAAAGAGCACAGAAAATATGTTAATTTCCTAGACGTTGATGAAAGCAATATACATAGTTTTAACACATTCATTCAAAACAACAAACCGTATGACAGTCAAAAAGAAGTTTCAGAAGAAGGCAATCAAGAGAGGAAAGTTGAAACTTCACTGTTAACATTCGGGGAGTGTTGGAAGACACATAAGAAAGTAGGCATGAAAATGAAGGGTGGTAAGCTCGTCAATGATTGTCGTCCAAAAACAGCGAAGGAAGAAGTTGAGATAGAGGAAAAAGTATACACAGGACCTGACAAAAAAGACAGAGCAGTTATCAAGAAGATGGATAACCCTAGTTATGCTAAGAAGTTAGCAGACTATGAAAAGAACATGGATCCTAAGAAACGTCAGGCACTCAAAGATAAAGCAACTAAGGGTATGAAGTTCACTCGTGAGGGGAAAGATCTTGCACTTGATATGATCAGGAAAAAGTATAAGGATCAGATCATGAAGAGGGGTCAACCTAAGAAAGTTAAAGGTGCTAAGTCTACTGTAGGCACTGGCAAGTATAAGAAGATGGCAGATCAAAAGAAACAAACTGCTTCTGATGCTAAGAAACGAGGGTTTAAATCTACTCAGGATTATGTAAATACCATGGCAAGATACGGTGGAAAAGACAACTATGATAAGGGTAAAGGACTAGGTACATAAGTCGTATATATATTCTATAACCCTATGAGATTTAATCATGATTGGAAAGTTTTTAATGCCACTGGCATACAAAGTAATCGATTCTGCTGTTAAGAAAATTCCTGACGATGCAGAACTTGGAGAAAAACTAATAGAAATTTGTCTACTTATTATTGGTAAGGCAGTTAAACTAACTAAAACTACAGCAGACGACGAACTCTTTGCGAAAGTTAAAGAAGCGTTGGAAGCTAAATAGTACATAGAAAAATACCGACGGAGAACAAATGTCAACATTCGGAGTACTTGACGCAAAGGCAATGGGTACCAACGTTGGAGTTACCAACGGTGATGCCACTGTTACTACATCGGGAGACTTTACGTCTACTTCTGACAATTTTGTCAAAGTCGGGGACGTACTAGAACTCTCTGGTGTTGCTTATATCGTCAAGCAGGTAACAAGTGCAACAGCACTAGAGCTTCACAAAGCATATGCAGGATCAACTGCAACTATTACTGCAGCAAACGCAGTAAGAAGAAACCCTCCTACTACAGTAGCAGAATTTGTTATTAAAGGTGGAGATACAAACTCATATTCATTAGTATTTGTAGATACTACTGAAGCAGCTCTTGCAGAGAACAAATCAAGAGGAATCACTGGACCAGGATGGTGGTTGTATAGAACATACACTACACATAATGGAGACACCAAGTATAAGTCTGAGTGTCTAGCAGTTGTATCCTCAGCAGCAGGTGTATCTGGTGACGATACAGATGACACAGTTGTAGCAGATGTAGCATCAGCAGTAACTATTAGTTCTCAACCTGCAAACTCTACTTCCTCCTCTGGAGCAGGTACATTCGCAGTCAGCACCAGTACAACTGGAACACCAGGAACTCTTACATATCAATGGCAGAGACAGACAGCAAATGCTACTACTCGTTGGCAGAACATTGTTGGTGGAGCAGGTGGACTTGATACAGGTATCACATACTCTAACTTCACAACTGCAACACTTGCATACGCATCACTTGGTGGAGCAACCTTAGACGGTTACAAGTACAGAGTGAAGATCAACTCAGCAGGTGGTACAGAAGAGATCATCTCAAACGGTGCAGCAACACTAACCTTCGGCAGTTAATAACTAACTAAATGAAATTTGACGAACTGAATGAGTCTAACTACATTCTGTTCGCCATAAAACATTATGAAAATCCTCATTGTGTTACACGAGAGGATTTTGATGAAGATGTGAAACGCTTCAAATACTTGAAACGTTTACTGAAAAGATATTTAAGAGGGGGTCCTTTAAGGATCCCTTTAATCTTAAATCACCTCATCATATTGTATAATGTCTTTGGCGAAGCAGCAACACCATTGCTCTTTTTTAAATTTGAAAGAGAATATTGGTGCTTACTTAAGACTCTACTACTTTATTTGAATAAATATCCTATAGGAATGATGCCAGACCTTGACATCGATCCTACATTGCAAGAAGAACTGGACAAAATCTAATGAATGAAGAATTAATGACAGCAGGAACAGGTGGTTTCAGTGGCAGTGCTGCTGCGACTGGTCCTAATGCTGGCTACGATCCTGTCATGAAGTTTAGAAAGAAAGTTCAGAAAAGAAAAAAACTACAAAAAGAATCCAGAGAAAATCCGACATCACCTAATAAACTATACCAATACAAAGTAAATATACCAACAGTAGGAGACACTATCATCTATGCTAATAGTCCTGCTGAGCTCAAGATGAAACTTCGCATGTCTATCATGCCAAAGTATAGAAGTGATATAAGCATAGAACGTATACTTCCCGCCAATGCAGGTAAGTTCTTTATGGATAAAAGAATGAAGCATATGAGGAACGTGCAAGAAGAAGTTGTATCTGAGTCTGACGCACAGATGAAGAATAAACAAGCACAAATGAAGATTGCTATTGAAAAGAAAAAAGTTCAAATGAAGAAGCAAGAGTTAGCAAAGCAACTTCAAATGAAAACTCAGCAGTTGAAGAAGCAAGCAAGGGCAGGAGCAGAACAAGACGCAACGAGGTAATGTCTGATATTAATACAGCGATAATAGAAAGACTGGAACGAGTCGTTGAATCTTTACAGGACAACTCTGTAAAGATGGGTCAACTTCTGGCGGTTCATAATGAAAAGTTAGATAAACAAGATAGGATTGACGCAGTGCTATTTGAAAAGATAGACAGTCTGCATAAAGATATGACTAGGGAAACAGAATCAATAAAGAAAGGGTGTGAACGTGATATTCGTAAGGTGGATGACAGATTAAGATTGATGGAAAAGAAAATGTGGACTATAGCAGGTGGACTCGTAGTAATAAGTTTTATCATATCCCTTCCAGGACAAGTAATCATGAGAAACTTGACAAATGATCCAGGAAATACTACAATAGAAAGGTTAGTTAAGTAACTTCCTTTAGTGATTGATATACTGTATACTAATCTAGTATCAGCAAGACTGGACAAGTTTAAAAAGATCAAAGAGGGTACCTATAATTTTAGGTGTCCTTATTGTGGTGACTCACAAAAATATAAGAACAAAGCAAGAGGTTATCTCTTTCAGAAAAACTCAGGACTTATCTACAAGTGCCACAACTGTGGTGTAGGTAGGTCTTTTGGCAATTTTTTGAAGGATCAAGCAAGTGATCTTTATGATGAATATGTCATGGAGAGATACAAAGCAGGACTAACAGGAAAGGGTAGAAACGTAGCAACTCCCACTTTTGATTTTGAAAAAACAACATTCAAAAAGAAGGGAGATCTACAAGATATCCGATCACTAAATATATCGCACCCTGCAAAAAAATACATCGTCGATAGGAAGATTCCAGAGAAATATTTCTCTGATTTATACTATGCTGATGAGTTTTGCACATGGGTAAACACACAAAAACCAACATTTACAAATGTCAATAGAGATCACCCAAGAGTTATTATTCCATTCATTGATGAAAACGGAGAATGGTTTGGTTTCCAAGGGAGGTCACTTGATGTAAAAGAAAAACTTCGTTACATCACGGTCATGTTAGATGACTCTAGAACTAAAGTCTTTGGATTAGATAGAGTCAACTTCAAGAAAACTGTTTACATTACAGAAGGACCATTTGATAGTCTCTTTATTGACAATGCAATCGCTATGGCAGGTGCAGATATAGATTGGAAGTTGATAGACAATAAAGATGCTGTCTTCGTTTTCGATAATGAAAGACGAAACCCAGAGATAATCAAACGTATGTCAAAAGTTATTGACAAAGGTTATGAAGTTGTCATTTGGCCAACACATTTGGTTGAGAAAGATCTTAATGATATGACAATCTCTGGACATAATGTACAATCTCTGGTAGAATTTAACACCTACGACGGATTAGAAGCACACGTTAAACTTAGCGAATGGAAAAAGGTATGACACCAATAGCAGAAGCAACTAAAATCAATGTTGTCAAGAGAGATGGAGAATCAGAACCTCTTGATATTAATAAAATACACAAGATGGTAGAACTTGCATGTGAAGGACTTGCAGGTGTATCAGAATCACATATAGAAGTGAATGCAAATCTACAGTTCTTTGATGGTATCAAGAGCTCAGACATTCAAGAGATTCTTATCAGGTCAGCAAATGATTTGATTGATCTTGAGTCACCAAACTATCAGTATGTTGCTGCTAGACTTCTTTTATTTTCCTTAAGAAAATCTGTCTATGGTGATCATCCAGACAATCATCCTACAATACTATCCCATGTCAAAAAGTGTGCTGAGAACGGTGTATATGACCCTCTAATCCTTGACAAATATACTGAGGAGGAATGGGGCATACTAGAGGGGTATATAGATCACGATAGAGACTACTTGTTTACCTATGCAGGTATCAGACAAGTGGCAGATAAATACTTGGTACAGTGTAGGACAACTGGTTTAACATACGAGACACCTCAGTTCATGTACATGATGGTTGCTCTTACTTTATTTCAAGATGATGATAAATTTTACAGGTTAGAATATGTCAGAAAATACTACGACGCAATCTCAAAACACAAACTCAACATCCCCACACCTATCATGGCAGGGGTTAGAACTCCAATTAGACAGTTTGCTAGCTGTGTTCTTGTTGATGTTGATGACACCCTCGATAGTATCTTTAGTAGCGATATGGCTATCGGCAAATATGTTGCACAAAGGGCGGGTATCGGTATCAACGCGGGTCGCATCAGGGGTATCAACAGCAAAATCCGTAGTGGAGAAGTACAACACACAGGCGTTGTACCTTTCCTCAAAAAGTTTGAAAGTACTGTCAGATGCTGCACTCAGAATGGCATTAGAGGTGGATCAGCGACTGTCCACTTCCCCATCTGGCACCAAGAAATAGAAGACATCATTGTTCTCAAGAACAATAAAGGAACTGAAGACAACAGAGTAAGAAAACTTGACTACAGCATACAACTATCAAAACTTTTCTATGAGAGATTCATACAGAATGGGGAGATTACTTTATTTTCTCCTCATGATGTGCCAGGGTTGTATGATAGTTTTGGTACAGAGGATTTTGATAGTCTATACGTCAAGTATGAGTTAGACGAAAGCATACCAAAGAAGACTGTCGGTGCACAAAAACTCATCATGGATATACTAAAGGAACGAGCAGAGACTGGTCGTTTGTATATCATGAATATAGATCACTGTAATAGTCACAGTTCATTCAAAGACAAAGTAAACATGAGTAACCTCTGTCAAGAGATTACTTTACCAACAGATCCTATTCAACATATAGATGGATCAGGTGAGATTGCTTTGTGTATTCTATCTGCTATCAATGTAGGTAAGATCAATAGGTTAGATGAACTTGATGAGTTATGTGAACTAGCAGTAAGAGGATTAGATGCACTGATTGATTATCAGAACTATCCTGTCAATGCTGCAAAAGACAGTACGCTTAACCGAAGATCGTTAGGAATCGGATACATTGGACTAGCACATTATCTTGCTAAAAACAATGCAAAATATGATTCACAGAAAGCTCATGACTTGGTTCATAAACTCACTGAGAGATTCCAGTATGCCCTCCTAAGCACGTCTAATCGTCTTGCTATGGAAAAGGGTCCGTGCGGTTATTTTGGTAGAACAAAGTATGCTGATGGAATCCTTCCTATCGATACATATAAGAAGGAAGTGGACGAAATAGTATCCAATGACTTACAGTGTGATTGGGAGCATCTTAGGAATAGGATCAAGCAGCATGGACTCAGGCACAGCACGTTGTCCGCACAGATGCCTTCGGAGAGCAGTTCCGTTGTGTCAAATGCCACAAACGGAATCGAGCCTCCTAGAGACTACTTGTCCGTTAAGAAATCAAAGAAAGGACCTCTTAAGCAGATTGTTCCGTCTTATGGGACTTTGAAAAATAACTATACCCTTCTGTGGGATATGCATAACAATGATGGATACATCAAAGTTACTGCAGTGATGCAGAAGTTTTTTGATCAGGCAATCAGTGGTAACTGGAGTTACAATCCAGAGAACTATTCTGATAATGAAGTACCTGTATCAGAAATGGCAAAGGATCTTCTCAATACATACAAGTATGGTTGGAAGACGTCGTACTATCATAACACCTACGACATTAAAAAAGATGGTGATGATGAACCTCAGAATGTTGACCAGTTGATAAACAAACTACTCACCACGGAGGAAGACGACTGTGACAGTTGCAAAGTATAACACCGAACTAGAAACTAACAAAGGAATGACAGTATTCAACAAGAATAAAGTAGACACAAAAAAACAACCAATGTTTTTCGGACAACCATTGGGTGTCCAGAGATACGATTCATACAAGTATCCTGTATTTGACAAACTAACACAACAGCAACTGGGATATTTCTGGAGACCAGAAGAGGTGTCTCTACAGAAAGACAGATCAGACTATCAAACACTTACACCAGAACAGAAGCACATCTTTACTTCTAACTTGAAGTATCAGATCATGCTTGACTCAGTGCAAGGTCGTGGTCCTGGCATGGCATTCATACCTTATTGTTCTTTACCAGAACTAGAGGCATGCATGACAGTATGGGAGTTCATGGAAATGATACACTCTAGATCATACACATACATTATTAAGAATGTATATCCAGATGCTTCAGAAGTATTTGATACTATCTTAGAAGATGAGAATGTATTGCAACGTGCTACATCAGTTACAGAATCCTATGATGACTTCATCAATGAAGCACATGAGTATGACTCTGGCAATGCATGGAAGTTTGCAGTAGAAGGACATCCTGCAGGAACTCTTGATAGAAGAGAACTAAAACGTAAACTTTACAGGGCAATAGCAAATGTTAACATCCTTGAAGGTATTCGTTTCTACGTTTCGTTTGCGTGTTCGTTTGCTTTTGGCGAGAACAAACTTATGGAAGGTTCAGCGAAGATACTCTCTCTTATTGCTAGAGATGAAAGTCAACACTTGGTTATCACGCAAAATATCCTCAAAAAATGGGCAGACGGAGACGACCCAGAAATGAAAGAGATCTCTATAGAAGAGAAAGATAATGTACAACACATGTTTAAGAAGACAGTTGATGAAGAGAAGGCATGGGCAAACTATCTGTTCAAAGAAGGTAGTATGATTGGATTAAATGAAAAACTCTTACATAAATATGTTGAGTGGATTGCTAATAAAAGAATGAAAGCAATAGGTTTGACACCAGTATATGATGTACCTGCTAGAAGTAATCCTTTACCTTGGACTCAGCACTGGTTGAGTTCTAGAGGTCAACAAAATGCACCACAAGAAACGGAGATAGAAAGTTATGTCGTTGGAGGAATCAAACAAGACCTCAAAGGAGATACCTTCGCAGGATTCTCTCTCTAATCCTAGACCAGAGGAAGAGATAGCAGCACAACTTGCGTACGCTGAGAACTCTGAGTGGTTAGATAAAACCTACAATAATCTAGTAGAGTCTGGTAATGACTATAGTCCAGATGTTACTGACATGCTTTGGACAGCAGCGAAAAAAGAAGCGTTAAGAAATGTTGAAGATTCAGATAAAGATCGGTAAACTGTAACACAGCGAACAACATTTGTCAGGAAACTATGATATAAATATAGATGTAGCGTATGCTACATTACTCGTTCATCCAATGATAGAAGTCGCACTACTCGCAACACTTCTCTCTGAACACAACGCTTCTCACTGGGAAATGTCATGTTCAGAGTGGAACCGTAACAGAATAGAGATACTTAGTGATAAGAATCTTAACTCTGATGCACACGAGTACCTAATAGATTACCTTCGTACTAAAGTAGAAGGTGATTGTGATGCTTTCATCATCGGACGCAAGTAAGTCGCGGAACGGAGCGTTCATCCTATGATACATATGCTTGCTTTATTAGTATCAACTACTCAAATTGTCACAGTCTCATGTGGAGACATTAATGAACTTGTAAATCGTGCTAAAGTCTATCCAGACCTTAGCGATAAAGATAGACAAGAAATAATTGATCTTTACTACGACTTTGGTGAGACGCAAGGGTTGTATTGTAAGGACGCAAACGACTAAAGGAACGGAGACTCGGATCACTCGCAAGAGTTAAAGGAGAAATTATCAACCAACTTTAGGAGCAAATTATGGCACAAGTCACTTATCGCGGTATCGTTTATGATACTGACAGATCTCGCAAACAATCACAACAGAATGCTGAACTTACCTACAGAGGTCAGAAGTATGTTGTAGGAGCGAAGAAGTAAATGCTAGTAGTATCAGAAATCATACTCGCAAGTGTAATGTTTCTGAGTTTAATCTACTTAGAAACTAAACTTCTATACAAATATTAGTATAAATATTTGTAACAGGGTAAAGGTATATGAATAGAAATGTTACACTTAAATTGGAAGGGTCATCGCGAAGAAACACCTGACGTAGAAGAACCGACAGAGGTTTTTGCTATGTTGTGTTACCGTGGGATTCATTATGCCAAATGGGTGTTAATAAATCCGTTCATATCAGAAGAATGGTTACTAAAAAATCCAAGAGCATCCGAGTGATGCTCTTTTTTTATGTCAAAAAGTGCTGACACACTTGACATCTTAGAAATTAGATGCGATAATAAATATCAATAATAAAAAGAAAGTCAATGAAATTATTTCTAGACTGTTCTGACGCTGAGTTAATCAAGACTTACTATGAGACTGGTCTTGTTGATGGAGTTACCACCAACCCGTCTCTCATGCTAAAGGCAGGAGAAAATCCTAAGGATGTATACAAGAAAATATCTGATATATTTCCTTTCCATTCATCTATTTCAGCAGAGGTAGTAGGTAACACAGCAGAAGAGATGCTTGATCAGGCAGAGGAACTTATTGACATAGGTCCTAACATTACGATCAAAGTACCATGTACACCACAAGGTCTTAAAGCATGTAAAGATCTTACAGATGATGAGGTTAGTGTAAATGTTACTTTAATATTCAGTGCTGCTCAAGCAATACTAGCATCTAAGGCAGGTGCCACATTTGTATCACCATTTGTAGGCAGAGTCTTTGATCAATCATTCGATGGTATTGGTCTCATAGAGGAGATCTCAGATATATTTGCAACACATGGTGCTAAGACACAAGTACTTGCTGCCTCAGTAAGAGAGGTATATCAAGTAGCACAGGCATTTAAAGTCGGTGCTGATATTTGTACCATACCTTCTAAAATTTTCCAAGGAATGTTCTCACATATCTTAACAGATAAGGGACTAGAAATCTTTGATAAAGATTGGAAGAAACTGCAAGAAGAACTGGGTACCACATGACAGCAGATGATGACTTTCGACGTTTACCACAATCAGGGAGGGGAATTATGCGTAAAAGAGACATACTCGCAAGGATCTATAAGCATAAATGCGAACTGTTCAATGGCAGATACAAGGGAGCATCAGAGGAGTGGGAAGAAGGAGCACACTATATGCTCAACAAATGTTTAGAACTATGCCAAGAATTTGCTGACTAATGAAAAAGAAAAACTTAAAAACACTAATCAATGACCTTGAGGTTGCAATCGCTGAACTAAAAGCAGAGGTATATTCAGACCCTTCTGCATATCGTATAAGTAATGATAGCGATAAAACAACATCCTATCTTGACATCAACGACGAAGACGGACTCTGCGATTGACTATGAAAATCCCTGGTTATAT